CTAGGATTCCACTAACCCATCGTTTGGGTTAGGCAATTTGATGATAAACGATTGCTCCGATTTGGCCATAGCGGCACGGCTCAATCGCTTCATTTCGGCTGCTTTCGTGTACCTCTCTATCTCTTTGATATCCCGGTGACCGGTGATCGACATGATCTCCAGAGCGGTGCATCCTGATTCGGCAAGACGCCGGCAGGCTGCTTTTCGGAGGCCATGAGGGGAAGAGTTCGACGGCAGTCCAGCAGCATGGGCCGCTTCCCGCAGCCAGTTCGTGAAAGCCTTCTCCGATCTGGCGGAGCCGTAGACCGTCGATATGAACGTCTCTCTCCCTCGTGGCAGATCGAAGAGGAACGCTAGATCGCTGTGCAGCGGGATATGAAGCTCCACGATCTCCTGTGACTTCTTGGTGTTGATCACGAAGGCATCGTCGACGATATGCTGCCATCCCAGACGGACAGCATCAGACCGGCGCAAGCCGGTATGCAGAAGCACCTCCATGGCGATCCGCTCCGGCTGACCTTCCTTCCACTTCTCGCGATATGCGGCGATGTCGGCTTCGGTCCAACTCCGGTAGCCCTTGGACTTCGTCTTGATCCGCTTCGCTTCTTTCGCTGGATTGACCTGGATCATCCCGACTGACTTGGCATACTCGAAAACCGATGACAGCCTTTTCCGAAGGATGTTCGCAGCGGCCGGCGTCTCTGCCTTCCCGTCGATCAGCACGTTGATGTGCTTCGTCTGGATCCCCGCAATCGGCGCATGACCATGCTCTTTCGCGAAGGCATCGAGGATGCGGCGATAGACCTGCTTGCTCGAGTCCGCCAGCTGGGCGAACTCGGCGCTGCGATAGTAGCCCTGTATGGCTGCGCCCATCGATCCGGCAACCGGAGGCTTTCCGGCCGATACCGGTTCGGCCGCCTTGGCCCGGTGGTACGCGATCCAGAACTCTTCAGAATACAAAGGGCCAGGCAAAGCCACCTGTGGCTTTCCCGGCTCTCTATAATAGATACGCTGTGTGTCGTGACGGTCCTGATAGACGTTCACGTACTTTGGTTTTCGAAGCCGCACACCTTATCCCAATAGCTGGAATTGTTATCGTTAGCCGCAGTATAGACGGGCTTGGCGAAAAGGGAATCGAGGTCATGTCGATCCCAGATCATCACCCCGAAAATGTCACGCGGCGGAGGGATTGCGCCCTCCTTCCGCTTGCGGTCAAACAGGGTCGGGCTGATCCCGATATAGCGGGCTGCATCTTCGCGGCGGAGGCCACGAGGGACGAAATCAGCCGAGGACACGCGCGGCCTCCCGATGCTCGACGCTCAGGGTACGGGCAAGGCCCTCGACAGCTTCTGTATCGCTCGCGTCCTCATGGACGTGAAACGTTGCCGGGACCACGATCCGCTCAATCGGTTGCTCGAATGGATCGGCGCCGATCGTCTTGCCGGTGACATGATCGCGGCGAACCGGCTTCTCAGCAAATCGCCTTGCGGCATTGAGGCCGGTCTGTTGCTTCACGGTCGGCTCTTCTGGCATCTCGCCACCCATACGCTCGAACATGTCGCGCAGTTTCTCCGTCAGATCGCGTGCGAACGCTCCCCGATGAAACCACTGGATCAACGGTCGATCCGCCAGGCGGGGCGAGGAAGGCGAATGAGCAACGAAGCCACGATCAGGTGACCATGTCAGCCGAACGTCATGGAGCGTCATGTGAAGCTCAGGAATGAAGACCTCAGCCATTGCCAGGGTCTTGTACGCGCGGGTGCCATCGTCGTTGATGAACAGCCGCATTCCGCGGATTTTGGTGTTGAAGGTCACGTTGCGACTCCTGTTTCTGTGAGCATGTTGACGAACGCTTTCCGCTCATCCGGCTCGATTGATCTGATGTTGTAGACTTCTCCTGTGCGGCCGTTCTTCGCCCGCCAGGCGCTGCTCACAGTGGCGAAGTCGGGTTGCCACCTCATGTTGATCGCTACCGTCTGCGTGCCGCCGAGACGGCCCGCCATGACCGTCTCTGTGCCCCTCAAGATTTGGATGCGGGCCGGTGCAGACCAGACCGTTTCCCACGGTCCAGCCTGCTCATTTCCGAAGCCGTCATCCACGAGGGTCCGGAACTGCATCTCGATAACTTCCCGAAGGTCGCCCGCGCCGGTCATACCTGGTCCTCGACCTTCGCGCGGTTGTCGTTGGCGCCGACGATCCCCATATTGAGCGGCTGCACATAGCTGTCGCCATCTGCAATCTTGCTCATGTTCTCGAAGGCGCGGATCTCGTTCGCACTCAGCCATCCGCCCTCGCGGCCTACGCGGTAAGCGTTGTAGCGGCTGACCAGATCGCCCCTCATGAGGCCCGCCAGGTCATGCTCAATAAAGAGCGTCTTGCGCGCATCCGGCGAAAGCAACTGGATCGTCATGGCCATCTCGACACGCTTGGCCCATGGTGCCAGGCACCGCATGACTAGCGCGCGGCTCTCCTCGCCGATGTTGCTGTAGGTCGCATCATCGGTGATGCCTGCGACCGACGGCGGGACGCCGTACACTCGGCAGATATCAAGGTTGCTCAGCTTCCGGCTCTCGAGAAATTCCGAATCCTTGCTCGAAAACTGGAACGTCTCGAACTTCGCCCCACCGTCCAAGACCATGACCTCGTTGGCCTTCAACTGGCCGAGGAACCTTTCCTTGAACTTGGTGATGACGTTCTCTTTGCTGCCTGGACCGGTGCCGGCCGCCAGCTTGTCGGGGAACACAAGCGCGCCGGCAGGACGGAAGGCGTTTTCAGCAGCCGCCCCTGCCTGATCCTGTTGCGCCAAAGCAAGGCCGAACGCTGCACTAGCAATCTGGATCGGCGACATGCCCAGAATGCCGTCCTTGGTCCGATATCGAACGTGCAGAACGTCGTCCTGCAGAAGAGTTTCCGTGCCACCGTCAGACTTTGCGTACTTATACCGCAGTCTGCCAGTGGTCAGCTTCTCGACCGTGACAGAGCCAGCCACGAGAGGGGAAAGGCCGGTGACCTGGCCGCGCCCGTTTCGCTCGATCTTGGCGTAGCCGTTGCCGTAGGTCAGTGCCGATGCCAGCAGCCATTCCCGCGCCTCGAAGGCGGTCAGGGTTGCCGAAGCCTGGTCATGCAGGACCGCATAGAGCGGATGATCGGTAGCGGCTTCCCGGCCGCCATCTGCCGTCTTGCGATAGACCTTCAACGGGACCGATGCGAGGTTTTCGGCGATGACAGAGATGCAGCGATGGGCGACCGCATGACCGCTCGCCTTCTCGATATCAGCTCGCCCCTGCCAGCGCGCTCCAAGGAACTCGCCGAGGAAAGGATCGCTGGTCGCGATCCGCTTCTCTTGCTTCGAAAAGGGCCACATTAGCGAACGCCCTCCAGTTCCAGCAGAGCAATGCGACGATCAGCATCCGTCCGACGCTGGCGAGAGCGAGCCTGCACGCTGGTGCCGCCATATGCCGGGAAGGACTGGACCACACTGATCTCGTGCAGGACGACGTTGCGCAGTTCGCGCTTGTCTCCGGCCCAACTGTCGCCGCCATCCGGGACCGTGAAGCCGAAGCTCATGCCGCCCAGATCGCCCCTCGCGGCCAGTGCCAGCACGTCACGGCCGGCACTGGTGTCGGGAACGTCCAGTTCGAACTTCAGGCCACGTTCATCCTCAGAGAGGCGCAGGGTGCCGCTCTTGGTCCTCGCCAGGACGCGCGATGGATCATGATCCACGAGGGCGAGAATGTCGGGATTGGAGCGCAGGGAAGCGGCGAACGCGCCTGGCGCGATCTTCTCATGGAAATCGAGGATCCGGGTTTCGGTGTTGAACGTCGCGGCATAGCCGGTCAGCTTGCGGCCCTCTGCGCGAATTTCCGTCGCGATACGCTTCTCAATGGTCATAGGCTTTGCTCCCGGAAGGGCTGAAGCAATGCGTTCACGCCGAACGGCATGGCAGCAATGCCGGCCGTGGTGACGGCTTCGCGGTTGTTGAAGAAGTGGGAAACGATCAGCAGCACGGCATGACGGACGGCGGGTTGAATGGGAGTGGCGAATGCCACCCCCACCGATTCCACGTAGTCCTCAGCCGCCTCGATCAGCCCAGTGATGTACGCGTCATCCGTAGCAAAGGTGATGCGGAGATGCGCCTTGGCGTCAGCGAGGTCGACCTCTGACATTAGACGCCCTTCCAGGCGAAGCTTTCAACGTGGCGAACAGCAACGTCAGCATCAAGGAAGGCGTGCAGTCGCAGACCGCCCTTGGATGCGTCCGAATACGGATTCGCGAGGATATCGACGCCAGACCAGTAGCCGATGACCAGATCATTCCAGTGACCGTAAATCAGCGGCTCCTTGTTGGGGGTGCCAGTGATCGTCTTCACCTGCGTGGTCGTGGTGACGGACTTCTGGTGGAAGATCTCCGAAGCCGGGATATTGCGGTCGGTCGTATCCTTCAGCTTGCGGACAAGCGCCATAAGCTTCGGATTGGTCAGGAACGCGCCCGTACCCATCACGTCGTCGATCTCAAGCGCCGCAATCAGATCGGCGGCGATATCGGTGATCTCGGTCGAGGTCGTGCCATCTTCGGCGATGACCGCCATGATGCCGTCGGGCTCGTTGGCCGAACCGTTGCCCTTGATCGCCGCAGCGTCCAGCGCCTGCGCCAGTACGAAGCCGAGGTCACGGCGAAGCAGATCTTCGATCGCAACGCTGTTCTGAAGCGTCAGGCGGCGGGAGAGGTACATTTCGCCGGTGACGGTCTTCGGCGACATGGCCACCTTGTCGAAGGTCGCGTCAGAGGCCGTCGATGCGCCGTCTTCGGCTACCCACGAGGAAGTGGGACCAGAGGTCAGGCGCGGAAGGTCGAAGTTGCCGGTCAGGCCAGAGATGACCGTGGCGCCCATGCCCTGCACTGCGAGAGTCGGACGAAGGCGATCGATCAGGCCGCCGAGATTGGTTGCAACCGTATTGCCGGCCGAACCGCCTACCGTCATGGCGCGGTTCTCAAGGATCATGGAAGTCGGGACCATGACACCACGCGCCTCGCGGCCCTTGCTCAGTTCGTCATGCTGTTCGCGCTCGACGCCCGTCAGCGTGCCAGCAGCGCCCTCGCGGATGGCCTTGGCAACCGAGTAACTGCGCAGTTCGCGTACCTTGGAAGCGTCCGGTTCTGCGTCAGCCTGGCGCTCGAACTCGGCGAGCGTTGCGGCACGCTTGATATCCTTGTCGAGCGCGCGGACTTCAGCTTCGAGTTTGTCGAAGGCTTCGGCGTTGTTGACAGCAGCCTTCATCTCTGCAATTTTCCCGGCGCGCTGTTCATTCAAGTGATGTACGTTCAAAGTGTGTCCTTTCGAAAGACAGTTGATGGGTTTGGTTTCGTTTCTCAGGCGGTCACCATCCCCGTTGCTTTCCTCGCCAATCGGTCGAGGTTATTCCCGCACAAGCGCGGAAATGCCGAAAAGCCCGGTCACCGTATGGGTGCCAGGCTAAAAACCTTCAGATTGAATTCCCCTCACAGGTAGCGGCCAAATCGGCGCCTTCCTATTGTTGCGCTCTTGCGCAGTCCCCGTTGCCGTCTCCGGCGGCTATCAGCGGTTGTCCCGCATCCATGGCGAATCGCCATTTCTTCTATTTTTGTATGGTAGCAAATTTTTACATTTTTGTCAAGATATTTCTTGACATTCAACGTAAATTGTGATCCGCGCCAACAAAGTTGTATATAGGCGGATGAATGAAGACCGACAAGGGCTTGATAGAAAAAGACCGGCCAGCGCGCTCGACGTGTAGGGCGAGGTGGTGGTCGCGCTGGCCATTGGTGACTTGGAGCCCTCGGCAGGGGTCGAACCTGCATCATCCATTACGTCTGTCAGGATAGAAGGCCTGCGACGGTACGAGGGCGAAACTGCTAGAGAGGCTCGCCGTGCACGGCCCAATAGAACTTGTTCCTCAGATCCTGCGCCCTTGATTGGACCTCGTAGAGCGCGAAGATCACTCCATTCGCCTCATCGTCCGAGAGATGGCCGATGCTGTGCTCGAAGTTAACGACGCCCTCGATGTGCGAAACAGCGATGCGGGTCATGTTCAGCAACCCGCAGATCGGATCCTCAAGATCGGATGGCTTCAGCGGTAGTGGACCATTAACCGTAGCATGGATCATTTCAGGGCACCTCGTTGCGCTCGTCATCGATATTAGGTATCAACATTTTCTATTGATTTATCACACGCGCTTCGCGTGTCAACAGAAAATGTTGATCGCTATGAAACCTTCGCAATGCCGCGCAGCCAGAGCGCTGCTTGACTGGACGCAACCGCAGTTGGCGACAGCCGCAGGACTCGGCCTGTCCACCGTGGTCGATTTTGAGAAGGAACGAAGATCTGTATCGATAGACGCTACCGCAGCGATGCGGACAGCGCTTGAGGCGGCCGGTATCGAGTTCATCAACGGAACGGGTGTGAAGATCGCCAGGCCATGAGGGGCAAGGAGCAATGCCTCCCCTTATTACAAACTTGGAGGCGCTTGAGGCATGCCTCAATGTGACGCTATGCGACACCCCTCTATATATACTCTCCACGAGAAGCCATAAAAGGTCACTTTTCGCCGAAAAAAGTTGCCCCGCCGCCAGAAGATGACGGCAGGGTGTTGCCATATTGTCGCAATTAGGACTTGTGGACTTTCTCAGCCCGAACAAAGAACATGCTGGCCGTATTCAGGATAGTTTCATCCCGAGGCGCGTTTCTATCCGTTCCTGGCGGAAGAAAGTCCTCGAATTCCTCCCTCGACCAATCCGGCCCAAGGAGCTTCACGAGAGTGCCGTCGACCGCACCGACCTCATAGACCATGGAGCTTTCATAGGTCGCCCATTTGCCCTCATAGTTATCGCCAGTCTCCAGCATTACTATGTTGTAGCTGCATCCAACTTCAAACATTCCCATCTCCTGTTATGCCGCCAGCAGGCACGCTGGCAGTGATTCCGGCTCGTGCCGCGATGCAATTTGCAACCCCATGGCGAGCGCGACAAGTCCATCTATACGTCCGCTGGCCTTACTCTTATCCAGCTTGCGCGCCCCCGCTGGATCGACCGTCACGACGGCATTGGCAGCACACATGCGCATCAACTGATTTCCAGCATGGTTCAGCTTCTGCTGCGCGACCGTCACCTCAAGAACGTCCACGGCCGGAGACATGTCCTTGTAGCCCTGCCCGAACGGCACGAGCGGTAGTTCGACCGATAGCTTTTCAAGCTCGCGCTTCAGATCCTCAATGCGCCAACGGTCGAAGGCGATTTCCTTGATGTCGAAGCGGGCGGCCTCGTCGGCGATGTATTCGGCCACGAGGGCGGGATCGATCACCTTGCCAGGAAGCAGGGTCAGCCGTGCGTCTGCCTGCTTCGCCCAGACATTATATGGAACGCGATCGGTGTCGCTCTTGCCCTCGATGTCGAACTCCGGGAGGAAGAACCGCGGCAAGACCGTGTAGCGGCCATCCTCTTCGGGGAACACGAGAACGAAACAAGTCAAATCCCGCGCAGCCGATAAGTCCAAGGCCCCGAAGCATTCACGCCCCTCCAGTTCCTTGTCATCGATCGGACCAAGGTTGCAGTCGTTCCACTCCCTCGCCGCAATAAAGCGCACAGTGCCGTCAATCCGCTGGTTCAAGACCTTGTTGCGGAAATCGGCCTCCTTCGACGGTATGCGCTGCGCCTGCATCGCCATGCGCTCGACCTGCTCATAGGAGAGGAAGTCGCCGAGGGCGGGGTTTGCCTTCTCCCACGTTGCTGGATCCCACGGATCATCATCCATGCTGGCCGAGAAAATGGCCAGGTGGAAGGAGTCGTCCTCGACTTCGCCGTCTCTGATCTTCAAGCCGTAATCGATCATTTCGGAGAAGAAGTGCGTGTCGTCCTTGGCCTGCGTCGAGATGGCAACGATCAGCGGCTCATCACGTGCGCCGAGGGCGGAGTCCATCGCGTCGAACAGGTCACGCTTCGGCCAATATCCGATCTCGTCGCAGAGAACGAATGAAGGCGACAATCCGAGCTTGGAGTCCGCGTCGGCTGACAGAGCCTTCAGGACCGATCCCTTGCCCTGACCGTCGAGGACTTCGATCTCCTTAGAGAACCGGATGATGTTCACCCGCTGCGAAAGCTCTGGGTGCGCCTCCAACATGGCCTTGCATTCTGCCCATGCCTTTGCCGCCTGCGCCTTATCCATGGCGCAAAAATAGATCTCGCCTCGCTCTTCAGCTTCTGGACCCACGAGGAAGCAGAGGGCCAAAGCTGCCGAGATTCCAGTTTTCCCGTTTTTGCGGCCCATAGAGAGGGCGGCCGTGCGAACGCGCCGCTTGCCCTCGTCATCCTCCGTGAAGATCGGCTCGAGAAACTGCTCAATCTGCCAATCGCGAAGTTTCATCTTCGTGCCGGCCAGCTTGCCTTGTGTGACTGGCATGTCCTCCATGAAGGCGATGACACGCTCCAGCCTGTCGAGGCCTTCAGCCTCCCATGGAAGCTCTTCGCGAAGGTTGCTGTTGGCCGCGATCAGGGTCTTTTTGGGCTTCGCGCCTGGTCCCCTTAGACCCATCGGTTGGCCTCCCGGTTAGGCAAAATCAAAACTAAGTCTTTGTTCGTCTCCCCCGCCGGTACCTGGCCGTCGATCGGCCGTCCTGCGAAGGCCCCCGTTTCCCATCCCTCTGGATCGATCGGGTTGCCATCCACGTCATAGCCCTTGAGCGCGCGCCTGAAGCCGGATGCATTGGGATGGTCCTTGGCGTTCGTCTTCGCGTTGTGGCACGGCTCACACATCGACATGAGACCGGCCAAGGGCGGGAAAGGATCGCCGCCCTTGGCTATCGCGATGATGTGGTCAACGACCTTGGCCTCCTCCACGACCTCCCGGCGAAGGCAGGCTTCGCAGAGAGGCTGGACCGAGAGCTTAGCAGCGCGGAGACCGCGCCACTGTGGTGTACCGTATGGCCAAGCGGTCATGCTTCACCTCCGCGACGAAGGAAGGCAGGCGGTTCGAAGTCATCGTCCTCACCATCCTTCATCTGCTGATACATATTCGTCAGAGGGGTTGTTACCGGTTCATGGTGCAGGGGGGCGGTAACATCGGTAACAACGGTAACAACACCATCATCATCCTCAGTCTCGTCCTGCCCTTCATAGTCCATTGTTACCTTGTTACCGTTGTTACCAGTGGTAGGGGTGTGAGCGTCGGTAACAACGAAGTCGGGATGAATGTAGCTGCCACGCCCTGATTTCTGGACTTCCCCGGCCTCGACCATCTTCAAGAGCAGCCGCCGAATGTTACCGCTCTTCATACCGGTAACAACCACGAGATCATTCGGGGACATGGCTTCACCCGCATGGCGGAGTGCATCCAAGATGTTACCGCGCTCATCAGATCGGCGAACTTCGGTAACATTGCCCTGAACGATCCACTTCGCAGTCGTCTTGTCGAACGTCACGGCGCTCTCGATTTCCTCGATATCGCGGCCACGGCCATACAGGGTGCAGCCGTTGCTGTTGCGGTCGAGCACGAGCGTAGTGTCGGCAGCGCCAGACAGGCCGAGCGAGCCGGAGACCGTTTCGAAGGGGTCGCCACTTTCGGACTGGGACTTGCGCGTGTGATGCACGATAACGATTGCGACGTTGCGCTTGGAGGCGATCTCTTGCAGATCCTTGATTGCGCGGTAGTCCCCATCATACAGCTGGTCCTTGCCGCTGCGGATCGGGCGGAACTGCGCTAGGACGTCCACGATGATCAGACGCGCGTTCTGATGCTGGTCCAGCCATTCATTGATGTAGGCAAGCCCGCCATCGTTCGCTCGTGGCCATTCAGTCGAGTAGTGGAACGATTCCGGCCATGCGGTCGGGATCAGCGGCGGCATCAGCTTCTTGATGCGGGAATGCAGGCGGCGCTGATTGTCTTCAAGCGCCAGCATCAGCACGTCGCCCTGCTCGCACTGGATACCGCCGAGACAGGTTCCGCCACGAGCAACGGCAAGCGCCATCTCCATGACCATCCAAGACTTGCCGAGCTTCGGTCGCCCTGCCAACAGTGTGCAGCCTTCGGCGATATACCCCGGCACAATGTACCTGATCGGCGCAAAGATCATCTTCTTGAGCGCGGCAGCGGTCCCGATGACAGGGCGCTTCGGATCGGCCTTGACCGTCTGGCCGGCAATGTGCGCCAGCAGATCGGCCTTGCCTTTGCCGGTGTCTAGATAGTCGGACACGTCGCCCTTCTCGGGCAGCATCGGGAAATGGACCGATCGAACGGAAGCGGCAATCCCCCGCAAGGCCCCCTCTACTTGATCAGCATGTTCACGCCCTGGCTTATCGTTGTCAGCGAGAATGATGACCTGCTTTCCGGTGAACCACTGGTTCAACTCCGGTCGCCATTTTCCCGCGCCTTCCGGTGCCGTGGTCGCCACGAGGCCCAGATCGGCCAGACGGTCGCAATCCTTCTCACCTTCGCAGATGTAGACGGTATCAGCCGCGATCACTTCCGGCAGGCGGTAGGGGATGCGGACCTGTTGCGCACCCTTCGCCCATTCCCTGCCGTTCCAGCTGTGCTGATAGAAGCTCTTGCCCGTCGGCTTATGAACCTTCGTCACGCGCAGGTAGGGCTGGCCGTGCTGATCACGATAAACGAACTGGGGATCGGTCGGACGATCAGAGCGAGGCGTCGGCTTCCAATCTGGCAGACCTGCGAGGCGTCGCACATGGTCGCGGCATTCAGCAGCGTCATCGCCTGCGAACGAATTGACGACGAACCCGTCAGGGTTGCTGGCGTCGTTCAGGACGGAAAGCGAGCGGTCGTCCTTGCCATGACCGGGACCGGGAATGCAGACCTTGTTACCAGACGTGTCCATGTCGGCAAAGCGCTTGCCGCCGACGGCTTCGAATACGGATTGCGCCACGTTCAT